TTTGTAATAGACTCAAAGTAAATCTCCGTATTAAGCATAAGATGCACTAACTGTGCAATATGCGTTTGTTCCGTTATCAAAGTAAGATATTAAGTATACACCTGCTGTTGAGATGGTTGTTAAATCAGTTGCAGTAATCTTAGTATTAGCATGAGCAGTAATTGCATAACCACTAGAGTTATCTAATAACACATAACCTGACTGACCTGCTGTGTGATTAGTAAAGGTGAGTGTGCCACCTGCTGTAGGTGTGCATGAGAAGTTATTAGTCACATTCTGGTCAAATGATAAGTCATTGTCTGTAGTTACTGTTCCTCTGAATGGAGCAGTGAGAGTTTTTGCTGTATCACCGACTAATGTATCTGCATCGTATGCTTGAACATCTACACCAACTTCAACATCTATTGCTTGTTGTGCTGATGCGACTGTTGCAGTTTGAAATAAAGTTGCACCTGTTGCACCTGCTCCTAATGCAGTTCTTGCACCAGATGCAGTTGTTGCACCTGTTCCGCCTGATGCTACTGGTATTGTATCACCACTTGTGCCTGCTTGTAAGTCTTTTAGGTGTGCCATTAGTTCCCTAATAGCATTGTTTATACCACTAGGTGCACAACCTTCATCGATATTAATACTGTCTATATCGGTATTCGCACTAGCGGTTGAATCATATTCTGAAATTTTAGTTTTTGCCATAATTTACCTCGTTTATCCTATTTGTGTCCATGTTTCACTACCTGTTGATACAGGAGTCCATTCTTGTCCGTATATGTAAAGGTCAGCAGACATATCTGCACGACTTGATATATTGCCTGTAAATTCAAATATTGCATTACCTCTTACATACGCATTTGCCTGTGCCCCCATAAATGCGTATCCAGTCCATTGACCACCACCCAGTGCTTGCACACTAGCAGTAGCATCTATATCACCACTAAAAGATATAATTTTAGTAGGATATGCACTTGCACTAGCAGATGTATCTATATCAGCAGTTCTAGTAACAATTAATCCTGCACTAGCACTTGCATCAGCATCACCTGTAATTGTTCCACTAAATGATATAGTGACTGTAGGACTTGCAGATACAGTTCCATCAGTCGTGACTACTCCATCACCATAATGCAAACAAGCAGTAGCGTAAGCACCATCATCTAATGACAATACTAAATCATCTATACTGCCTAAAGCATCTAATGACTCTAGGGTAGTAAAACCACAAACATCAGCAGGCACGATTAAGCAAATGTAACAGTTAATGAACCACTAGCGACCTTAAAGACATCTCCTGTGGTAATGTCCTTGCTTGTATCGAGTGGCGAATGTAGTAACATATTGCCTGCTGTAGTTGCATCCCATATAGCAATGTGAGTAACACTGCCCCAGTCTGAAGTGCATTGTGGGAATTGAACATCAGAAGAATTAGTGCCTGAACCATTGGTAGGTGCACCCATTGTTACTGCTGTTCTAGCATATGAACCACCAGATACTTCTGTGCCTGTTCCTGCATCGGTTGGATCAGCAGTATGAAGTGACATATAAATATTTGTTGGTGAAGTGTAAGATGCGTTTCTCAACACATGGTCATACAGTTCGTTTTCTAAAAAATTCGACATTTCTGCCATAATATTGCTCCTTATCGAGTTGTTACGTTTAGTGAAGTGTTAGGGTATGTTGCACCCTTGTCATTAATCCTAATGTTTACAATTGCTCTATCATACATATTTGCCCATGTTGCGACTCGTTCATCGTTCATGAGATATGGTTCTGCTTCTGCTAGAGTTGCATATAACAGCGCATCAGGAAAATTTGCCAATAACACATTACTTGCATTAGATGATGAAATAAAAGTTGGTTTAGCATAATATAAAATTTGCACTGTTTGTGACCCATCAGGAGTTGGTGCAAACTGAAACTCTTGACCTAACATTGTATAAAATCTAGGAGTTCCTGATGTGTGAGTTTGCTCGTTTCTATAAAATTGATCTGGTGTCTGATATTCTAATGTATAGTTCGGTGTTCCATTGATATGAATATCTTTAATTTCTAACATATCACTAGGAAATGCAATTGTGTTATCACCTGCTGTTGTAGTTGCAGTTGCTGACTTTATCATTTCTTGCACACGCAAATCTCGTGTCATTCGATGCTGACCAAGTTCTACAAAGTCAGGTATTACTGATGACAAATCATCTCTTCCAAGATAATTAGTTACAGTCGCTACGAATGTAGTGTAATTAGTAAATGCCATTTATTGTCCTTATTTGTGTTTTACAAATACAAGATAACCATTGTCCATAGCAACTTCTCTTACTATGTCAAATCGCTCTTTAATCTTTGGTTGCCACCATGTAAATGGTTGCTGTATTAGATGTGCATTTCTGCCATCTGGAAGTGTCTTTACTGCCGGTCCTGTATGTATAGTAAACAAACCATATTTTATTGTGACTCTTTGTAAGTCGTCTAATACATTATCAAGTAATTCAGGTTCAATATGTTCTAATACATCTATGCAGGTTACAAATTCTGTTGGTTCAGGTTCTGCATCGTAATCAGGGTTACTAGGTTCGTATGCAGAGTAGTTTACTTTTTCTTTAATGCTATCTCTAAGTCTTAACTTACCTGCTCCATAATCTAATAAATCTTTAATGTTAAAGTTTTTAATAATATCATCAACAATAGGTGCAAAATAAGTAGATGCGATCCCATAATTAGGGTTCTCATGCAGTTTTGCCTGCATCTCTCTATATTCGTCAGATATTAATTGATTCAATTACTTCTCTCCAGGACTTATCGTCTTGGTATTTAAGACTCATGCTTCTATAAAAAGGCATACTTGGATGAGCATATCTCCATTGATGCCATTTAGGAACTAAACATATTGTTTTAACTCCTAATGCAGATGCGCAATGTAATGCTGTAGTATTAACTCCAACCACTGCATCAAGTTCTGCAATTAACCCTGCGGTATCGTCATAGTCATTAGACATTGTTGCAAAGTCAAAGTATTTAACACCATCTAATCTTTTTTCAGGATTATAGTCTAATGATATAAATACATAATCTTTATCTAGTAAAGGTTGTAAATCTTCTTGTGTTAATTCACGACCCTTTTTGTTGGTCATTTTAAGACCACCATGTGTTGTTATACCTATTACTTTCTTACCCCATGAATCAAACAATGCTCTCCACATCATTCGTCTATCATGGTCTGCCTTCAGATAAGGTTCTCTATTAAACTCTTTAGAGTCTAACCAAAAGAATTCAGGTAATCCCCCTATCGGGCAACGATGGTCAATAGTCGCATCTGAAATCCAAGAAGGATGGTCGTCTCTTCTTGTTCCGTAGACTTCTGCACTAGGGAAACTACGTCTAAACAGACCCTCTAACCTAGAGTCACAATCTATATATACTTTTTTGCTTATATCTATTGCCTTGTTAATACAGTTTGCATAGAAGATTTCATCTCCTAATCCTTGCTCACCATATATAACAATGTTCTTGTCTTTTTGACCTTCCCATCTTGTTTCGTCACCATAGAACCATTCTTTTCTGAACTTTCCACCTAGTGACTTACCCCATTGTTTCCAACCTTGTTCCCACTCACCTTGTGCCAGGTAACAGTGCGCTAAGTTTAACTGTGCGTTTAAATCATTAGGATCACACTCTAATGCAAGTTTGCAAGTCTCTTTTGCGTTCTTCCATTCTGACATCTGAACAAGTGTAGCAGATGCGTTACTGTATGCCTGAGCATAATTGTTATCTAATTCAGCAGACTTTAGAAAGTATTTTAGTGCATCTTCCGGCATATCCATTTCATGACACGCTCTGCCCAACGATGTCCATAATGCCTTGTTGCCTGGACTCTCTTGTAATGCACGTCTAAACATTTGATATGCTAATGCGGGTTTATCACCCATCAACCAAATGTAACCTAGAAAGTTTAATGTAGGAGCATCTTCTGGATGCTGTTCTAATACTGCGTATATTAAAGGCATTGCAGTTTCATAATCTTCTTTGTTTACGAGATCATGAATTGCTAATTGAACCTTTTGTAATTCTTCTTTATCCATGTTTCTTTGTAGTTGTTTTTAGAAACGGATAGTTTTCGTTAATCTCTTTCATTAACTCTTTTGTTTGATCTTTATTATAGATGTCTATGCCTTTTGCTTTTAATTGCATTTCTACAATTGGCGGGATACTTGCATAGTGAACCCAAGATTCTTTTACACCCTTACTCCATATTTCAGGATTGTTTCTTGCTACTTTTAACTTTTCAATTAAAGCAGTTGGATCTTGCACGCTATGAATCATATGCTCATCTTTAGATGGGTCATAGTCATAATATTGTGTGATTCCTGTTAAAGGATCTTTGTCGAAAAATATTGCCATATATAAAAATAAAGGGGTAGTTATCCCACCCCTCTATTATAAACTAATGTTGATTAAGCACCAACACCTTGAACTTTAGCATGAGCATCAGGGTTATTAACCACTAATGTGTATTCTGCTGTCATCAAGTATTTAGATGAATCACCTGTTTTAGCAAGTTCTTCTTTTGTGATCGGTCTTAATGTAGCAACGCTAACATATTGTGGATCAAGACAAAGAACTGCTTCATCACGCATGAATCTGTCTAATTTAACAGTATGATTCCCAAAATCGCTGACATATACATCTGCGCTCGCAGTAATGATTGCTTCGCTTGTTCCGTTTACCATATGACGTTTCTCTGCAATACCTGCAAATGCTGAGAAAAGTTTTTTGTTTTTAGATGACATGAGGATA